CCTTATGCCATACCTAAAAAGATTTGCGATAACGCGGGACATCTTAAGAGGACGCAACAAGATCAGAATGTGGTCAAGGAACAACGATCAAAGCCTCATATATAGTGCAGATTTTGCAAAAAGTACCGACTATATAAGCATCGATCTGTGCAAAAGAGTGCTAAAAAGGGTCATATATAATATTGAAGACGCACCTTTTTGGGCTAATGATGCAGTTGATACGATCGTGAAAGAATACTACTGTGATACCGCTTACCATGGAAAACATACGATGACATGTGGGGCGCCAATGGGTATGGGTCCAGGCTGGACAGTCCTGAATATCCTCAACAGTTTTGCCGCTTTCAAAGCAGGAGCAAAAAAGGAAGATCATAGGATCTGTGGAGATGATCTGGCCGGTATATGGAGTAGAGAAATGATCACGAAGTATGAAGCCGCAATCAAGGACTTAAAATTAGTTTTAAATGTGAAGAAGTCCTATATAAGCAAGGTGCATGGTGTCTTCTGTGAAAAATTTGGTACAGTGACCCGTGAAAATGATAAAAATGTGGCCACCTTCATTACCGTAACTCGCATAGGCCAAGCCTGTGGTACGAATTTGAAAGATAATGAGTACGCGCGTAATGCTGCGCAGGAGCTGGATACTTTACTGATCTCACGAAAAAATAAAACCCTACCTGTCATTAAGGCCGCTATAAAGCGCACCCTTCGAGGAATTACAGATGATAGATTTAATGGATCATATGCTCAAGGTGGTGGTGGAAAAGTTCTAGGTGCATATAGTTGCATCGACGCAATGAGATTTATAATGTTTGGACCGTCACCGCTAGACCGGCTAAAGGAGAAAAGACCGACGGACGTCGAAGATTATCGTAGTAAAGTAATTCAAAAGATACAATCTTCCGAAAAAGTCAAACCCATTAAAGGGAGAACGATTTCCTACAGAGACGCTATCACGACACTCGACACACAAACTAATATCATTATGGGTTGTCGTTATCCAACAAAATTAACAGACAGTAAAGTAGCTCTAAAAGCTAGCGTCACGTCCGCAATCTTGAAGAAAAGAACACGTACAACTCAACAATGTATAAAGATGTGTGGAGGTCCTATAAGATTATTAAAAGAACTCTGGGATTCATTTGACTTCGACAGATATCATGTACCAAAATCACTACTATGCCACGACTTGAGAAATAAAAAATATGCAACATTTATAAAAAGAGTGCAGAACGGCATGGATAAACACATAAGTTACGAAGACGCGAAAAAAGCCTTCATAACCCCAAATCCTCTACCCGACGAGGTGATTCAAAAGAATCACCTGTTGGTAACATTGGATTTAAGACCGCTCGTAAAATTCGAGATTCAAAAG